TTCATCTTAGTCTTATAATTATAGGAGCTCAATAATGTCAGAACGCAATAAATTAGAACAAGTTCTCGAACTACTACTTGCAGAAGATAACGAGCGTGCCGAAGAGCTACTTCACGAATATGTCGTTGAAACTGCTCGAGCAGAGTACGAGCGTATATTAGATGAAGATGAAGTAGCAGAAACTGAAGAGACTGAAGAAGAAGCTGTTGAAGAATCAGACGAGTCTGAGGAAGAAGCAGTTGAAGAAGCTATCGATGATAGTGATCCAGAAGCAGATTTTGTTAGTGATGTAGAAGATACAGATGCTGATATCGATGCAGATGAAATTGGTGCCTTAGGCGGAGACGAAGAATCCGACGAAGAAGACCTAGAAGATAAAGTCGACAGTTTAGAAGACGAACTTGAAGATTTAAGAGCTGAATTTGAAAAATTACTTTCAGATGACGAAGAAGAAGGCGAAGAAGAAATGCCTATGGACATGGAAATGGACATGGAACAGCCTGAAGAAGAGTCAATTGAATATGATTTAGACGAAGAAATTGCTGAAGAAGATGAAGAAGTAGTTGAAGAAGCTACTAAGTTATCAGATAACGTTGCAGAACCACAAGGTGGTCAAGCAGACAGCAATGAATCCCCTTTAACTAAAAAGCCAAGTGCAACTGTAGTAACTGGAGCAGGTGACCCTGTTAAAGTTAATGACGGTAGCGAAGGCAATAAAGGCGAATCAGCTAAAGACCATACACCAACAGACAATATTAAGGTTGAACCTAAAAAGGTTTAATTAAAACTTAAGGTAATTAATAGTGCGAAAGTTATATGAATACATGAGTCCCGAAGCCAGTAAGATTCAATTACTTGAATCAAACGATGGTAAGGACTTATTCATGCAAGGTTTATTCATCCAAGGTGATGTAAAAAACCAAAACGGTAGAGTTTATCCAAAAGATGAAATCAAACGTGCTGTTGAAAACGTTACAAGTAGATTATCAGTAGGTGAAACTGTTATGGGTGAGTTAGATCACCCAGAAGAGTTACAAATTAACCTAGACAGAGTGAGCCATATCATTACAGAAATGCAATGTGACGGTTCCGACGGTTTAGGAAAATTAAAAATTATCGATACTCCGATGGGTAATATAGCAAGGGCTTTATTAAAAGCAGGTGCTAAGTTAGGAGTAAGCAGTAGAGGAAGTGGTAATGTTAATGAATCAGGTCGTGTGTCTGATTTTGACATCATTACTGTTGATATCGTTGCTCAACCATCGGCGCCCGATGCATATCCAAAGACCATTTATGAATCTTTGTTTAATATGGAAGGCGGTAGCATGTTACATGAAATCGCTAAGGACTATACACACGGAAACATTGGTGCTGAAAAGCATCTAACTAAACAAATCGTTAATTTTATTAACGAATTAAAATTGAGGTAGGAGACTACTATGGCAGTAAATTTTGAGGACCTGATCGAGTCTAGTGATATTAACGAAGAAGTTCGTACAAGTATCGTTGAGGCATGGGAAAGTCGTCTTGCCGAAGCCAAAGAACAACTTACAGCGGAACTAAGAGAAGAGTTTGCTCAAAGATATGAGCATGACAAAGGTCTTATCGTTGAAGCAGTTGACGGTTTTATTCATCAGCGTGTTGAGGCAGAGATTGCCGAGATGGCTGAAGACAAAAAAGCTGTTGCTGAAGAAAGAGTTGCTTATAAAAAGGCTATCAGTGAACACAGCACAAAGCTAAACACATTCGTGTCTGAGCAATTAGCAAAAGAGATTAAAGAGTTAAGAGCTGAACGCTCTAACGTTGCAGAACATGTAACTAAACTCGACGATTTTGTTGTTGAACAGCTGGCTGGAGAACTTAAAGAATTCCATTCAGACAAGCAAGAGTTGGTTGAGCAAAAAGTGAAAATGATGAGAGAAGGCAAAAAACAACTTGCTGAATCAAAAGCAGATTTCATTAAACGTGCCGCTGATACAGTTGAAAAGACAGTAAACGCTATTGTAAAAGAGAACGTTTCCAGTTTTAAAGACGACATTACAGCCGCAAGAGAAAACGATTTTGGTCGTAGAATCTTCGAATCATTTGCAAACGAATATCGTTCAAGTTACTTGAATGAGACCTCCGATGTAAAAGATTTGCAAAAAGAACTAGCAGATACTAAGAAGACACTAGAAGAAGCTAAAGCTGAAGCAGAGGCTACTGCAGAAGCAAAACAATTAGTTGAATCTAAGTTGAACGTAGCAAACGATTTAATGGATCGTAAAGATACATTAAGTGAGCTACTTAAACCGCTTAGTAAAAGCAAAAAAGAATTAATGGTAGATTTACTTGAAAGTGTAAAGACTGAGAACTTAGAGAAGCAATTTAATAAGTACCTCCCATCTGTTTTAGATGGAGAAGTCCAAACAAAAGAGAGTAGAAAAGCATTGAATGAATCAGTGGTAAAAGAACACACTGGTAATAAAAACGTTCAGCCTTCATCTGAAGATGAACAGGACGTGGTTGAAATTAACCAAATCCGTAAATTAGCCGGACTTTCAAATTAGGAGATAAGAAATGGCAGAATTATTTGAGAGCAATTGGTCAGCTACCAAAGACGCACTATTAGAAGGACTTAACGGTTCTAAAAAGAGCACTTTGGATGTAGTCCTGGAAAATACTAAAAGATATATTCAGGAATCAGCATCAAGTGGTGCTACACAGGCTGGCAACGTTGCTACATTAAACAAAGTAATGTTACCTTTAATCAGAAGGGTTATGCCTTCTGTTATAGCTAACGAGCTTGTAGGTGTTCAGCCTATGAGTGGTCCAGTAGGACAAATTCACACATTGAGAACACGTTATGCCGAAGCGGCAACTGGCGTGAACCCAGGTGATGAGGCTCTTAGCCCATTTAAGATTGCTAACGCTTACTCAGGTAATCCAGATGCTACTGCAAGTAGTGAAGGAACACCAGGTAAGAAATTAAGCATCCAAATCTTAAAGCAAACAGTTGAAGCAAAAACAAGACGTCTATCTGCAAGATGGACATTTGAAGCGGCACAAGATGCTGAATCAATGCACGGTCTTGATGTTGAAGCTGAAATCATGCAGGCACTTGCACAAGAAATCGTAGTAGAAATTGACCAAGAAATCATTGGTTCACTAAGATCTCTAGCAGGCGCAGGTACTACACTCGATTTTACCAACGCGGCAATCACTGGTACTCCAACTTATGTTGGTGACAGACATGCTATCTTGGCAATCGAAATCAATAGAGCGGCGAACAGAATCGCGGCTAGAACTAGACGTGGCGCTGGTAACTACATCGTAGTTAGTCCAGAAGCGTTGACTATTTTACAGTCAGCATCTACTTCAACATTCGCTAGAACAACTGAAGGTTCTTTTGAAGCACCTACTAACACAAAACTTGCTGGAACATTAAACGGTTCTATCAAAGTATTTGTTGATAGTTATGCGGCAGACGGAACTAAAGTACTAGTCGGATACAAAGGTTCAAGCGAAACTGACGCACCTGCGTTCTATTGTCCTTATATCCCATTAATGAGCACAGGACCTGTTATGGATCCTAGCACATTTGAACCAGTAGTTTCTTTCATGACCAGATATGGTTACATTGAATTAACTAACACTGCTTCATCTTTGGGTAACGCGGCAGATTACGTTGACGCAATTACATTGTCCAACGTTGCTTTCCAATAAGATTTAATCTTAAAGGTAATAACCAAACTAAAAAGCACACTTCGGTGTGCTTTTTTTTGACTTGAATAAAAATACGTTAGAAAGATAAATACAACTAAAGCAATTTATTATTGTAGGAAATTTTAACTAATGGCAAAACAATCAAAATATAATCCGGATGGGAACCTTGTAGTACAAGGCAATATTGTCGGTGATGAAAATATATACATTACAGGTGATGCTGACGTTACGGGTAATGTTGTTATCACAGGAACATTACAAGTAACAGGAGACGCAACTTATACTAGTGATACAGTTGTATTAAACAATGCAGACGGCTATGTTATAAACGCTAATGCAGATAATGACATTGGATTTTTAGATATACGTTCAAGCACAGCAGATGCTAATGTAAGATTAGAATACAAAGGTGTTACAAATACTTTATTAGTTAAAAACGACGATGGCACAGTAGTTACACTGGGCGTAACAGGCGATGTTACAGCAAGTGCTACAATTACTGGTACTACATTTACAGACGGCACAGCGACTATTACGGGCGGCGTAGGCACCGGCTTTGGAAGTATTACTTCTACAGACTTTGCTGGACACTTAACAGGCCCAGTAACTGGTACAGCCACAATTGCAGATAAATTTACAAATGACAGAACGTTAACACTTACAGGAGATGTCAGTGGTAATATTGCATTAGGACTTAATTTGATAACATCAGCACCAAGCATGTCTGTAACAATACAGCCAAATTCCGTTGCATTAGGAACAGATACTACTGGTAATTATGTTGCAACAATTACACCAGTTGACGCTACTAATATTACTGTAGTAAACAGTGGAACAGAAAATGCTCCGGTAACAATAGATTTAACTTCTACAGCAGTTACTCCAGGAACTTACGGAACAGCGGGTAGTACTGGCACATTCACCGTTGACCAAAAAGGCAGATTAACATCTGCAAGTCAACAAGGTATAGTTATCACAGCATCACAAGTATCAGATTTTGAAACAGCCGCAGAAGCATTGTTTACTATTGGCACTAACAGTGGCGACGGTGATTTAAGTTATGCAAACGGTGTATTTGATTACACAGGCCCAACAGCCACAGAAGCAAGAGCACATTTTACAGCCGGCACAGCATTAACAGTTACTAACGGTGAATTTGTATTAGATGATACAGCAGTTACAGCCCAAAGTTATGGTAGTGCTACAGCAATTCCTACATTTACAGTAGATGCACAAGGTAGATTAACAGCGGCATTGGATGTAAACATTGCAATACCGGCCTCACAAGTTACAGATTTTTCAGAAGCAGTTGATGACAGAGTCAATGCTTTACTAGTAGACGGTGACGGTATAACTGGCACATATAATGATGGCGCAGGTAGTTATACAGTTGACGTAGATAGCACAGTTATTAGAACAACAGGCAATCAAAATCTAGCAGGCACTAAAACATTTAGTGGATCGTTAGTGGTACCAGTAGTTACAATGCCAAGTGTTTCCGCTGGCGACTATGTTGCTGGTGATAATTCAACCAAAGCGGCATCTACAGCCTATGTAGAAACAGCAATTGAAAGTTTAATAGACGGTGCTCCGGGAACACTTAATACTCTTAATGAAATTGCGGCGTCACTTAATGATGATGACGACCTTAATACAACACTAGTAAATTCTATAGCAACAAAATTACCATTAGCAGGCGGCACAATGAGCGGCCCTATTGCTATGGCAACAAGCAAAATTACTGGATTAGGCACACCGGCATCGGATGCCGATGCAACAACTAAACTTTATGTTGATACTGCAAATGCAAACATGGAATTATTTGTTAATAATTCTGTAGCAACAGAACGAGGACAAACAGATGCAAATACTTCGTTAAAAGTTAATAGAACAATGCGAATTGAATCACCTTCAATGAATTGGAAAACATTGAGTGTGGCATCATACACTAGTAATACTGATATTAATTTAGAAACAGAAGTAGACGGACTTGACGGCGGAGATCCTGGCGTAAGTTTTACACCGATATTAGCTGGTACTGAACATGGTTTAATAACTATAGGCAAACAAGCCGGAGCATCACAAGTACGACAAGGTAATTTAACAGTATCAGGCTCGCTCACAATTAAGCCTGGTATAGATGTAGACCCATCAGCAAATGCAGATAATCAAGGTTCAGGCGACCTTACTGTAAACAGTAACACTTACGAGTATAGTACTACATTAGTTACAGCAGGCAGTTATGTAGTAGGCGACAGGTATAGTATTGCTGTACCCGGCACAACAGACTACACATTAATAGGAGCCGCGGACAGCAACGTAGGAACATTCTTCATTGCAACAGGCACTGGCACAGGAACTGGTAAGGCAACACACCATAATAAACGTAATTTAACAAATGTAAATACCACGTTCTTTAAGCACACAATTGGTGCAGGTGAAAGTGCATTATCTATATTGGGTAGTAATATTTTTTATACTTCTAAATCATCTGAAATTAGTACATTATTAGTAAGTGATATTAGTGGAGCAGGATCAATATCAACTGCCTCTGGCATTGACACAACAAAGAAGGTTGGTGTCGACAGAGCATTTACGCAGACATTTAGTGATAGTACAACGTACATTGGAGATCCAGCAAACGTATCGACATATACCACAGTACAATATGGTGGAAGTAGTTATACAACAGGCGATAGACCGTTAGAACGATTAACAATTGACGGCGGTATAATACTTGGCGCCAGACAAGGTGACGATACATTAGTAGTTAACGGTACTGTATTCTTCGATGCAGGCAGACTTAAAACTGTAGAAGGCGGAGTAATTAAAAACGTAACAACAGCAAGTGTTGACGCAGTTGATTTCACAACAGGCGCAGGCAGAATTGCACTAAATGATTATGTTGGTGGTACAAACTATCTTGCCGCTTTGGCACAAGGTACAGACATAGCAATTACTAAGGCTAGTAATATTTCAGCAAACGTAATTACTATTAGTGCAAATACATCAAGCATTGTTAATACAGCAAAAAGTTCGT